ATTTGTAAGTTTTGCCATGTCTTATGAATTATGCGTATCTAACTGCTGAGCTATCCAGACCAAACACTGCGTACTCAACAATCTGATCCACGTCAGTTCCGTAAACTTGAAGTTGAACAGAAGGGTCTACTGGCATAAAACAAAACTCACCGCCTCCAAGCTTGGCCAATACTGGGTCATCGTTGGTGGTTTCGGCATACACGTATGCGTACTTTTCGGTTTCTGTACCGAGGTTGCGCACATAGATGTAAGCTCTGTTGAGCTTTTCGTTTGCTTTATGGATTATCTGAGCCGTGCCTCCAGCAGAAGTAGCTACGATTTTTACGCGATTGATGTTGCCACTGTCTGCATTCAAGGTGATTGCAGAGCTAATGTCAACAGCAGTAGCCAAAACGTCTGAGGAGGAAACTCTGATATTTGCCCTTACGCTACCCATTAGGCTTCGAAAATGAGCAAGTACTCAAGGGTCATGGCCGTTGCAACGCTAGGAGTAATGCAGATGTCGTTAGCCGCATCGTGAGCACTCCAAGGCATGAACATCCAGTCTCCAGCGTAAAGCCTTCCGATTTCCTCAGGGGTGCCTCCGCTGTCACCGATAGAAACAGTAAAGTACTCTGTGGCCACAGTGCTTGGGTTTCTCAGGTAAATCTTGTGAGCCTTTGCAGCTGTGTATTCGCTACCCTCGAAAATATTAACGAGTGATGTTGCGGTAAAGATCTTACGAGAAACGCCTGTAGTCTGGTCGAGACCAGTTACAGAGTCAGCCTTAGTAAGAGTGGCTGAAGTTGAAAGAGACAACGCATCGCCAGTCAAGTCTGAGCTAGAGAGCGTTATAGTTGCAGTTGTAGTTGCCATTTTTGTTTGGTTGTTTTTGCAAATATACTATTATTTGGCTTTCTTCTTTTTGACCTTCACCTTGTAACGAGAAACCCTTCCTTTCGTCTTCTTTTCCTTAGCAGCCCTAGCTTTTTCGCCTGGACTTAGCTCACTCCACGTAGATGGGGTTTTAGAGGAAACCTTCTTCGTAGGTCTAAATGTTCTGTCTTTTCCGCTATACCCCTTTTTGCCACGAGGAGTCCTCCAATCCTCTTTAAACCAGCGCTTTAGGGCAAGGCCTTTTGCTGTTTTTCTAACAGCCATTACTTCTTTTTGCTTTTGTTCCCCCAGTTTCCAACACCGACTTTCCTGCACTTAGCTACAGCGCCAGACGCATAAGCGGACGGCCATACACTGTACCTGGCCTTCACCTTTCTCGCACAAGCGTCAAGAGCTTTACGCTTCTTAGTCTTGCCACCTTTCTTCATACACTTCATGACTTGGCGTGTGTAGCGGTTTTAAACTTGGCCTTTGAAACTGCTCCAGGGTGAGGCTTGTAGTCTCCCTTCATAAGGTAGTACCTACCGCCCTCTTCCATCCAGTGGTATCCCTTTGGGGGATCAACGGATATAGACTTGCTCGATATACTGAGCTTACCTCCTCTGCTTTTTTTCGTAGGCCTCATTAGCACTTCCACTTTCTTAACGCAAGAGCCTTGCGAGTAGGTTTGCCATTGGGCTTTTTCATAGGACCCTTTACACCGCTCATTCGAGCACAGAAAGATCTCTTACGTGCACCACCACCTGGCTGTGGAGCCTTGAGGTTAGAGCCCGTTTCTCTATTATACTTCTCTCTACCAGCCTTAGTAAGCCCTCCAGATCGCGACTTATGCTTACCCATTTTAAGCTTTACACCCTTCTTTGCGGTTCGAGGGGTGCTAGACGCATTATTATTCTTCATACAGTGCATGAAGCAAAGTTACAAAATTTGATATTTCTCTTTTAAGAGCCTTCCAAGGGCAGCTGCCTTCTGTCCTTCTAGCTTTTTTGCAAAGTATCCAAACTCAGCTATGTAAAAGGTGTCACCATCTGTAATGGTGCCAATCCTATTGAAGGCAATGCGAGGTGATGGCTTTTGAGACGGGCCTCCAAAAGAGTTTGCAAGAATATTTTTAGATGGGTCTGCGGAACCAACAGTGCCTATAGACTTAGCTTCGTTAAAAACATTTTTTGCGTTAAAGTCAAACCCCGAAAAATTATTACTTGAGTCAAGTGTTACGACCATAATTACTGGGTCTCCGACCGCTGCACCCATTGTGGATTCACCACTACCTAAGTGAACATGGTCATCATCTATAAAAGACATCCTATCCCCCACAAAGCTAGTCTGAATTCCTATTAATGTTGAGTTAACACGAAAAACAGGAAACGCCATCGTTTCGGGCTGACCCGTAATCGTTCCGTTAACCCAAAGAGGAGAGAGAGGAGTTTTCACTACCCCTTGAACAAACTTAGAGGCAACCATGTACATGGTAAACTCAGAGTTTGCCGTAAATGACGCATAATTAAGCGGATCCCCCCAGTTTAAATGCTGGCTTACAGAACCTTCTGACGAATTGACGACGAACTTCATAGCCCCAGTAGAAAAGGGGTTGTTGGAATCTCCTATGTTAAATGTTGGACGAGAAGACTCTACGGCAGAGTTAAAAAGGTCAAACCCAGAAAGACTTCCAGAGTTAGCCCACGACCCTACTGAGGCCCCGTGGCTATAACCAGCGGTTGAAGCCACATACCTAATATCAATTCCTTCAAGCAGATCGCTAAGCTCAACCGCGTCACCGACGGTGGGAGTATCGAAAACCTGAGGCGTTACAACCTCAAGGGTTGCGTCTACTCCCCCTATAGATGAGGAAATAGTTTTGTTGGCCTGATCCTTAAGTGAAACAGAAACATTTTGTCTTCCTTTTACCGTAAAAGAAGTGGACATCAGCGAAGAGTAAAGTCTTGATTTACTGTGAATTTACCAAAAAACCAAGTCTCCGAAGTGGAATTGGTGATGTGACTTGCCGATATATCATAGTTGTAATTTCCCGCGCTTATTCCGCTCATTGCCTCTCTGGTCGCAGAAATAGTAAGGGTTCCGTCTGCAGCACCTGATAATGAAAGAAGAAGCGTGTTTGACCCTCCAGGGAGATTTGACAAAACAACATCGCTTCGACCAGACTTTGTAGGAATTCTTGATTTAGACCTAATGTCCATGTCAAAATTATAACTGGTGAGATCCACTGCGTCTCCCGAAGAGTCCTTGACGGTGATGTCAAACGAAAGGCTATCGCCTCTCCTTACGGTTACGTTAAGCTCCTCCGCTGTATCTAGAATAAGTTCAGTCGACATTCTGAATCATGTTTTGTACCATTTCGTTTGAAAGAGACTTTTGAAGTTCTCCCCTTTGATCTTTTCTTTGGCTCATAAGCTTAGACTGCGCAACAGCTTGCTTATCCACCCTTTCGTCCTTTCTGTCCTCTTTCAAAACCTCAAGTTTCTGCTTAAACTCCTGATCCTCTGTTTTAAACCCAAGGGTGGCCTGAGCTTTAATAATCTCAATCTCTCTCTTAAACTGATGCAGTGCCTGGGCAACCTGAATGTCGGCCTGAGCCTTAGCCTGAATTTTCTGCATATCAATCTGAGCCTGCATTTGAATCTCCTGCTGTTTAGACTGAGCCGCAGACTGAGCGGCCTGCTGAGCCATCTGAGCTTGCTGCTGAGAATTAGCTTGAGCCATCTGAGCTGACTCTGCGGCCTTTTTCTTTCTTCTAATAGCAAGAAGTCTTTCAGCTTGCTCTACATCCCTAATCTCACGAACCGCCATGGCGTCTTCTAGGCTTATAGCTTGCTGCTGAAGAGACATCTGAATAGACTGCTCAAGAAACTGCCTTTCCCTATCGTCCATTTCTTTTTTCACTATCACGCCAAAGTTGAACATAGATAGGTCCTCAAACGAATTGATGACCTTCATGTTTTCGTCACCTATGGCATTAGAGTAGGATTGAAAGATAACAGAATCTTTGGGTAGGACCTGTAGGCACTTAACAAGGTCTTCGCAAACCTTTTGGAAAAGAACCATAGCAGAGTTTGTGATATCGTATATGGCGTTGTTGCCTGCAGCAATAGCCTGCTCTCTAACTCCAACCAAAGCGTCTCCCTTGGGTGTGGACGCATCCATGGCCTCATTAATGCCAGTGACATCCCTAATCATTCTGAGGTAATGATTGTAAAGATTTACAAGCTCATTAATGTTTCTGATGCTATTCCCAATCTCTCTAATCGGTGGGTTTTGAAATCCTCCTTCTGCGTTTTTACTTCTGTAGTAAAAGACACCAGTCTGTTCGTAGATGTCATGCAGCTCAAGTGGCTGAAGCTCCCCACCCTTGCCTAGCTGAACGTTTTCCAGCCCTTCAATATCAATGATCAATCCATCTGGTTTTGCCTTTGCAATAGCCTGCTGGATCTTAAGGTGGGTGAGCTGAAGCATATCCGCAAAACCCTTCGTGCTTCCTATCATTGACTTCGGAAGCATGTTGTCCAAGTTCGTTGCAACTACAGAGTAGGACAAGTTGGTTCTAGAGAGGTCGTGCATATTCCTAGGCATGTTGCTCTTCATGCCGTAATCAAATATGTACTCGCACCCCATGACGTAAAATCCGCCATAAACGTTAGTTACCTCAAGGGTGTGGGGCGTTCTCTTAAACACACCGCCAGTCTTTTCCTTATAGCTAAAACCTCTATTGAAAAACCCTACGTTGCCGTATTGATTTTCCTTCTCCTCGAAAAACATAGTATCTGTAGACAAAAACTCAAAATCCAAAACCTCAACAATGTACTCGTCGTAACCAAAAACAGTGCGACGCGACTGATTGTCGTAATGAGTTCTATTGAGATCCGAGCTGTTGTTGCCGTATCTAGATTTAGCCTTATCAGCAATTTTTTTATACTGCTCTTCGGTAAGTTTGTCTCCAGCGAGTCTTTTTAGCTCCTGTATAGTAACCCTTCTTACAGAACCTCCATAGCTAATGTCCATGAAGTTGGGGTCCTCAGTGTAGCTATGAACGAAATCCTTGGGGTCTACGTAGTTTAAGGTTATGCCGTAGCTGGGATCGTTTACTCTTTTAATGACCGCCATGCCGCACGAAACAAGATCCTGAACAGCTCTTCTGTAGGTTGTTTCGTTAAACTTGTTCCAAGAAAGGGTGGTTTGAGATGCAAGCTGAGCAGCTACCTCGGCATCAATCTTAACGTTAGTGTCAAAGAATATTTCTGCCTCCTCTTGACTTCCTGGGATTTGTTCCGCATCTCCGAAAGGCCTAACTCCAGCACCCTCCTGAAGGGATTTAAGCTGATCCCTCATTCTCATCAACTGCTTAACCTTCTGCTTCTCCCTGTCCTTATAAGAGGAAGAAAGAGGGTCTATAGCCTGGAGGTTTGGGTAGGGGTTTCTAGATAAGATTTTATTAGAAACAATTTTAGCAAACTTAGGAAGAACGGGAACTGGGCTAAAGTCAAGGTTAAGAAGAGTTCCGTCGTTGTTGTTTGGATCAAGATTATTGAGCAGCCTTTTGTATATGTCTACATCTTGTGTTCCCCTGGCGTACTTTCTATTCGTCTCAAACTCTCTGTTTCTTCTGTTAAAAGAAGAGTCATCTGGAGTGGACCCATTCCACTGAGCCTCAATAGCTCTAGCGTAAGCCATACCGTACTCCTCCGTAAGCTTTTCTTCTTGAGAAGCAAGAGGGTTTGGAAACGACTTTCCCGCCTTAGTTGATTGTCCGTACATCTTTTATGGGGTGCATTTTTGCAAATATAGTAAATGTGGCGGTGGCCTATTATACGTTATATCTTCGAAAGAATTTTGACTCGTTGAGGTTGGATGTTATTTTCTTCTTTTTGGCTTTCTGAGCAGCAAGAAGACAAAGTCCAGAGCTAATAGTCAAGTCAAACTTAGTTCTGTTATCTATCTTGTAGCCCACCCAATCCTCAAGGGTTCTGTTAAAATACATCTTTCCTATTTCACCAGTATTGTAGTTGGCTCCAACGTGATCATGCACGTAAGCCTCTATCGCGTGAGCGTGAGCCTGGATAACGTCCTGAGAGTTTGACGGAATACCCTTTGTCTTTACGTTTACCTTAGAGCTAGAGCTCATCAAGTGCCTAGGTCTATCCATAAGATATCCATCGTAACCTCTTGATTCAAAGTATCTTGCGATGCCGTACTTGTTGTTTTCTATAAGGATAGGGTAGCCGTAGAACACGGCGGCCATAAGGACGTCTTCGTAGAATATTTTAGCCAAAGGCGGACGGGACGCATACTCAAGCACGAACATGTTAGATGGATGCTCCATGTGAAACTTGTTGTACATGTGTAACGCACCCTTAGACCCCCGTCCGTCGACGGTGGCGTCAAGGTCATAAGAGTCAACCCCGCCTACCCCCAGCTCTGCATTTGGCGCAATACGTTTGCCTCTGTGGAATTTAGATTGATTTCTAACTTCATTGGGTGGCATCCAGGCTATTTTAAATCTTCCATTAGGGTCTGGACCAAAAACCACCTCAGTGTCTTTCTCTCCGTTTTTCCAGGAGAAGTTTCCAGTTACAACTGGATTGGGAAACAGCTCATCGTTGTATTGAACCTGCTCGTATATCTTTCCGACATTAAATATGCTCCCCTCAATACTATCTCTAAACGCCTCGTCAGTCGTAAAAGGGAACTGCCTAATTATCTCATTCATCTCGGAGGCGTCGTGTTTGAGTGCCTCTCTCTCGTTTTTGAGATAAGTACGGGCTCCAAGTTCTATATCGACACCATCTATTCCTTCAACAGGAGATTCTGGGTCCTCGTGAACGGCTCTGCCGTGCTTGTCAAAAAAGCCCTCAAGAGCCATATCAGCCGATATAAAGAGTCGGTATAGCCCAGACCTGGTCCTACCATTCTTGTTCCTCTCCGTGGGGTCCGAATCGCTCCACAGGTCCTTGTATTCTTTTCCTCCCTTTCCCATCGGATTTACGGTGCTTCCCACCATCGCCTTTCCGACTATTTTTCGCCCTACGATCAAACAAGTCCTCTGAATCCTCCAGGCGTCTCTTATGTCTGTAGGTTTTTCCCATTTTCCTGCTTCGTCTAAATACAGTATGTGTAGCTTTTCACCGTCATAAGCGTTGTTTGTGGTGTTCTTCCAATTTACTACGGTGTTAAGAGCTTCTCCTGTCTGTGAGGTTTTGTTGTTCTTTGTAATTCTTTTGCTTGGCTCTCTAAATGCCAGCTCCATTCTAGGGTTAGTGGTACCGTCCTGAATAGGCTTAAAGAAAAAAGGGTAGTGACGAAACATCTGAACCACCTTCTTCATAAAGATGTTTTCCTGTGCGTCCTTACCCGTCTTTGACTGTATACCAAGAAGCTTGTCCTTTACCTGTGTTGCTTCGTCTAAAAGAACGGCTGAGCAAATGTTGGTGTATCCAGATCTACGACATTTTGTGTAAAGCTGCCCTATGCACCTAGGGTCTGCCTCACAAGCCGCGAAGTGGATAAATATGTCTTTCTGGAACTCAAGGTAGTCGGGGCTTCCGATGTCCATACGAGTCCACTGTAGCATCATATAGTGCCTGCCCGTAATATATGTAGGGACACCTGCATTGTAAAACCAAAAGCCTTCACGCCTACGGCGAAACTCCTCTTCGATATACGGACGAAACTTCTGTCTAAACTCTCTGGGTGTCTCCCCCCACTCATCCATAGACTTAATCCTAGACAGCTCTTGCGGCATAGGTAGCCTTTCCCACAGCTGCAGGTGGTCTGCCTTTCCATATCCTGCAATTTGTTTTTTGGGAGGCTGAGCGGGAAGTGCAATGAGTATCCCACCGATTGAAACAATTTCACCCTGCGAACCGTTGGGACAAATTGAGATAACAGGGTCGTCATATTCCTCTATGTTTATAAGGGGGCTCAAGGTGTTTGATCAGTAAACTTGACCCCACCTGTTGCTTCTAAAGCTTGGAGCGCCTGTCTTGGGGTTTTTAAGGTCCATGTACTTCCCGCACGGACACTGAATTTGATGCTGAGCCTTTCCGTCAACAAACTTAATCGTAACCCCAGACTTCTCCTCTTCGTGCTTTTTTTCGCAGTCGCAAATGTAAGTAGCCATTGTTTTGAATTTAATTTAGTACACCCGCAGGGACTCGAACCCCGAACCCTCGCCTTAGAAGGGCGATGCTCTATCCAGTTGAGCTACGAGTGCATTACCCTTTACTGTTTCTCTTTTTGGGCCTGTTGTTGGCCCTATTGATTTTAGCCTTTAGAAAGCCCTTGATCTTTGATCCGACATGAGAGGCGTCTTTGCCGTCGCCATTGCCATAGGTCTTTTTCTTTCTGTTGTACTTATTGAGGGCCGCGCGATACTTTTTGGCTGCACGAGCCTTTCCGTACTTCCTGTATTCCTTTTTGTAGTCGCGCTTCGTCATAAAGCAAATATACAATTATCTTCCTTGACCCCTATTTAGTTTGGTGTACATCTTAGAAGACTTGCTTGTAGATTGCTTGGTCTTGGAGTGAACGCCTTTGCGCTTCACCCTCTTTTTTTCAACGTAAGTTGATGTTTGATTTTTAGCCATGATATTTAATTTGTCCGCGAAGTGGGACTTGAACCCACATGTAACCAGTTACCCTTTCTACAAGGTATAAGCTTGAGGGGATACTCGCGGTTAGTCTTTGTCAGTTTCGTTCCAAGAGTCTTCCCAAAATCTGTAATCTGTCTTATTGTATTGCCAAACCACTTGTTTCCAATCACTTAGAGAATCTTTCAGCGAAACCTCCGCTGTAGTCTTTTGCTTCTTCGATTGATCCATTGGTACTTAAATCTTTAATCATTTGCTCTAATCGCTGACGCTCAACGATCAGTTCTTTACAGTCCGTTGCAGTCTGCTTTATTGACTGAAGCTCTGCTTTTCTAGCGCTGCCGTTAATGTCTGGGTCTACTGGCTTTTTGATTTCATCAATCATATTGTCTATAGCAGACTCCATTGACGCCATAAGGCGCTTGGCAGCATCAATCGTTTTGAACTTCTTCTTCGACATAGTAAATATCAGTATAGTCTACTCGGTAGTATTCGACATCGTCGATCTTAAACCTGTAGTCCATGTTCTTTTTAAATCCAACTACGTCTCCTGGGTTCAGTCCTAGCTCTTTTGTCTTATCTGACTCAAAGGCAACTACGCCTTTTGTCACGACATCCTCTTTGAGTTTGACGACCTCGATAACCTCCGACTCCGCCTCCTTTTCTTCCTCGTGCGGGGACAGAACGATCCACCCTCCAATAGGGTGTACCTCGCCAGTATCTTTTGACTTGTATGCAATTCCCTGATTATTTATGACAGATATGTCTGGGGGGCAATACCTAACAAGGTAGTGATCGTCATGACCAGTTAAAACCTGACCTTCGTTTAAAACGACTAGATGATGAAAGTAAAGCGTGTCTCCAGGCTTAGCTCCTACATCATGCTTAAAAGGAACAGCAACCAAAGGGCCAGAATTGACCCTATGCTTAAACTCGTTGAAGCGGTTATCGATATATATCTCAAGGCCGCCTTCCGTCTTGATGGTGTCATTGATTTTCTTTTTTAATTCAACAACGAAAAGATCAAATGTTTTCATTTCATTAGAAGTTTAGATCGAACTCAAGTATGCAGGGCATGTCGTCGACAGCTTTCCACAAAACTTGAGACTCGTCTTCCTCCTGCAAATATACAAGATATCTCTTCTTATTGTACCTAAAAAGGTGCTCCTCATCCATTATTATTGCGCTAACCTTCCCCTTTCCCGCACGCATCCCTACAAAATAGGCCATGGCATCCTTCGGGTCTCGCCCGATGATGATCTTTCTAATAAGTCCGTCCATTTTAATTTAATGATATTCCCAGCCCTCCGATAAGATCGTCTAGATCTAAGTCGTCGTCGGGTGAGACGTAAGAGTTTTTCATAAAGTCTATTATGGCATCTAACTCGCCATCTGTTTGTATATTGTAATTGAAGAAGGCCTTCATGTTGCTTTCATCCTCCGTAACTGGCTCAAGAAGACCCACAACGACTGCAGAAAGAACCCTGTCCTCCATTCCGTATTTTTTCACTAGGTCTTGTATGGCCAAGGAAATCTCTTGGACTTCGAACCAAAAGCCTTCTTCCTCCATATCTTCGTGGTGATCCATATCCATAATTTAATGCCTAAAAGTTCAGTATCACGGAAGAAACTTTTCAGGGACTTCTCCCGACTCAATCAAAGGTACGTAAAAAAGAACTACCTAAAGCACCTAAGGTCCACCACGGTAGACTTCTGCAAGAGCTCCGATATTTTCGAAAAGGAACTAAACTTCATGCTGTGGGCATACGACCTTGAGTTCTGGACTCTGGACTACGCCGCCAGGGACTATGGGTACAATAAGAAAAAGCTAGGGGAGCGCATTGTATACGAGCTGGTAAACAACGGCTACGTGTACAAACACTTCGACAGGCTTACCCCCTCAGATACATACGAGGATCACCTATTCAGGGAGGAGACCAAGTACAACTACAGGGTTAGATACGGTCTTACCCAAAGAGCAAGGCTGCTTGTCCAGACATATTACCGCTGTCTAGAAGGCGCTGGTACTTCTGGGGATGAACGGCAATCTTAAACCTGTTCATGTAATCGTATTTCTCCTGGTTGAATCTAAAGCGCATATTGCCTAGAACGTGACTTACGATTTCTTCTATTCTTGAGTCTATGTCTTCATAGTCTACCTCTAGGACGTTTGTGTACAAGGTTCTTACCCCTTCGAGGTCAATGAGTGCCTGAGAGATTATATCTCCGTATTGAAACGGAAAGGCCTCGCCTATACCGCTAGGAAACTCCTTCTTTAGCGACTCTATGACTTCTAGAGGGTCTCTGTTGATGATCACTATAGGGCGATCACCATAGGCGTTATACGCCTGCTTAGCCCACAGAGGAAAGCTTGAGTCTACAGCACCTATAGGTCCGAGGACCCCAGGCCATAGATCACCAGCCATTGTACCCTCCATTATTCTAAGTCCAGGCTCGTGCTCACAGCAAGACATAGTATTGAGGTAGTGAGCCAACCAAGCCCCGCGTGTGCGAGGCAAACCAGTCACAAAAAATGACTGTCGTTCATTATTTTTCATTAAGATTAATTAATCGTTCTTACACCCCTTGTAACCGTTTCCGTGCCCTTTAATCAAGGAGGCGGTAAGTACTGTGTTGTAGATCTTAATATCGAGAAGTTCTCCGTTCAATCCAAGCGTTCCGTCACTTTTCCCAATAATGTGATCAATAGGGAAGCTTGTACTAATGCCAGCAGCGTTTACCGCCACGGCGTCAGCAATTTTATCTCCGTCTATATTGTAAATATCACACGTCTTTGGAGACTGGTCACCGTCCATCACTATGGCGAGCATCTCTACATCTGATCCAAATGTGTAAGAAGTAGTACTGTTGGCAGTTGAGTTTGTTGGGTAATCTCTTTCGCCTGCAGAGCCTTTAGATCCGTTTGCTTTAAAAATAACATCCGCCCCGCCAGCCTTAATTCCCCAGTGATAATCGTTTGAGTTGCTTGAGATCAACCATGTGTCATTGGTGTAGTCACCATTTGTCCACGCCACAATTATTGTCCACTCACTGGCTGTGGCTAACGTC